TTACGCCAGTTTCAAACCAGCCTGATTTTCTCCTTGTGTCATGTTTGTGTCATGGTTGCCAAAAATGGCATCTATTTTCCGCGCGTGTTCACTTAAATGATTCGGCGCCAGGTGAGCATAACGACGGACCATTTCGATCGACTCCCAGCCGCCCATTTCCTGCAGAACGGACAGCGGCACGCCGGACTGAATTAACCAGCTCGCCCAGGTATGCCTGAGGTCGTGAAAACGGAAGTCCTCTATACCCGCTTTCGCCAGGCCAATGCGCCAGGCGCTGTTATCATCCACACGCATCTTCCGGACCGCCGGGGTGACAGTTTTATCCGGGCGCGTCGATGGTTTCGTGTGAACGAATACCCACCTGGAACTTTTCCCGATCTGATCCCTTAACACCCTGCATGCGGTATCATTCAGAGCCACGCCGATAGCCTTGCCCGCCTTCGCGTTCTCCGGATTTACCCATGCAACCTTTCTCTGCATATCGACCTGCTGCCACTCCAGATCAATGATGTTGGAGCGGCGCAGGCCGGTTGCCAGCGCAAATATCACCACCGGCTTTATCGACTCAGGCATGCAGGCGATAAGCCGTTCTGCCTCTTCCCTGGTCAGCCAGCGGATGCGTTTGCTGATTGGCTTTTTGGTCTTAATGACGGGGGCCGACTTTATCCATCCCCAGTCATTGGCTGCAGTTTTCAGCAGCGATCGCATAAAAGACAGGTGCTGGCTCTTTGTAGCCTGGCTTACTGGCTTTTCAGTGTACGGCGGCGGCTCCTTTCCCCGACGTATAGCAGCGTCCCGGCGCGACTCCCACACCTGGATGTGCTTGCGGTTGACCATCTTCGAAACTGCTTCGTTTACCTGGTCCGCCGTGATGGTCGAAATATCCCGGCCGGAGAAATGCCGAAGGAAGTATTCGATTTTGGTCTTATCGTCATCGAGGGATCGCTTATGCTCTTTCTCTCGGATCCACCTGATGCAACATTCCTCAAACGTCCTCGTCGGCAGTTCCCCGATTTTATCCACCCGCCACGCTTCAGCCTTCAGCTTGTCGTGCAACTCCTGCGCTTGTTTCTTGTCCCCCGTGCCAAGAGATCGTCTAATTCTTTTCCCTGACGGCGTAACGAAATGACAGTGCCACACTCCGCCTCTGAGGGTGATTGACATAAAATTTCTCCTTTATGTTCACCCGCGCTCGCGGAAACAGGATCGCGCGGGTCATGTAAATACGCAATACAGGCGACATCGGTTGTGCGGTATTTGTTCCCAATCTTCTTCCCGGCGAGTTGGCCTGAGTCGATGAGGCGGTAAACAGTCCTCGGAGAGACCTTCAGGAGTTTTGCCGCCTTCTGCGCAGTGAGTGGCTCAGCTGTAACCATCTCCCCTCCTATGACATCGATTTATAAAACTGCGGACCGTCTGGCGTGGCCGCGCGTAATTCGTTTTCCGGATGCACTGAATAATTTCTGTCGTCCCACCGCACCCAGAACTGTGGATGGTCGCCGTCCGGGTCCTGAAGGCTATCCACCACGCCATGGATACCGCCGGTCTTCTTCTGGACTATTGCTCCCAAATAAAAAGCAGCCATTGCACACCTTCCGGTTCGTGAAGAAATGAGATGAGAGCGCCCAGCGCCATAAGTGCGGCGATGAGCCAGGTCATGGGGTTTGATTGCATGGTGAACTCCCAAAAAGAATGCCCTCACGGTGGAGGGCAAAAGGGATGACGTTGCAGTGCTTTCGCACCCAATAGCCAGCTCATAACTGGCTATCAGTTGCGTCATGGTTTTATATGAAGGCGCGGTTCGCCGTCTTTCGGCTCCGGCCACTGCCGAGCCATATTCACCTTCAGCTTTTCTTCCAGCGCCGCGGTGATTTGCTCATCGGTGATACCGGCGCGCCGCTGCGCGAATTGCATTTTCATTTGCTGGCGTCATGCGGCCTCCCGTTTGTTTTTGAGATGAGGGGCATTCGAAAGAAAAACCGCTTTCGCAAAGCCCAGAGGAGTTGCGCTTCGAATGTTGGCACGCTCGTCACTGGGAGGGCATTCGTGAATGCGGTTGTCCGGATACCAGTCAGTCACCAATCCGGCGAAAGATGTTCCTGAGATGACCTCGATTGCCTTCTTCTTCGGCACCATCCGTCCGCAGGCCAGTTTCACGGCGTCGATAGCCGCTTCCACCATCGGATGCATATTCTCTGCCGGCGCCTTGAAGCCGTTACCTGTCCAGAGGCAGGTCTGTTTCGTGTAGTTGTCATCCTCGCACAGCCCAGTGAACTGGTACGGATGGAACGTGTAATCTGCCGAACCGAAGATGCTACTGAACACGCTAACCGGGTTTTCGAATGCCCACGAGCATCCGGCCGCCAAGCCTGTCATCCTGCATTGCTCGGCAACGAGCGCAGCTTTAGCCTGAAAATGTTGGTCTTTGGCTCGTTTTGATTCGAACCAACGGGATCCTGATACTGCAACGTCAGTGCAAGGAGGAAAGCCGATAACCATGACCACGTTCTCGGTACGAATGATCTGGGACAGCCGCGGCATAGCCTCAATTATGGTTGCCGATATGCGTTCAATCGGACCGTTAATCGAAGTATCTGGATGCTGCGGGTCAACCAACACCGCACGGTAGCCTGCTTCAACCCATGGCACAGACATGACACCAGTGATATCGCACAGGCAGATAATGGTACCTTTGCTCATGCAGCCTCCGTTTTCACAACATCGATGGCGCAGCCGGGTAGCAATTCAACCGCGGCGGTGGCGCACTGATTTCCCCAGTGATCCCAGCCCGGTGCCGCGCCGCGGCTAAACAGCTCAATGCGCGGCACATCGCCGTAAAGAAGCTCAAGCCGGCGCCGAACTTCCCACGGTTTTTCGCTGTGCGCGCCGAGCGGGCTGTAGACCACCTGCTTAATCCCGGCGTGCTGTCGTTCCAGCCCGGCGCCACGGGTGGCAATCAGCAGGTCTTCGGTATTGGCTCGGGTGTGATTGCCGCCGTTCATTCGCGTCTCGGCGTTAAGCAGATCGAGGAAGTCGTAAAAGTCGGTGACTTCACCCTCGGCCAGCGCCTTGTTGATGCGCAATTCCGCGTTCTGATTCAGCTTCACCCAGGTAAAGCCCTTCATCGTGCGAACGGTAAATCCCCAAGCCTCGGCCAGTTCGATCGCCTCCTGGTTATGCGTGCCGGTGTACCACATCGCCAGCACAGCGTTTTCGGCGGCAAGTTCCCACACAGGCAGGCGCTTGATGTCGATTAACTTCATGGTGGAGTAGTGATCGGCAGCGGCTCCGTTACTGATGGTGTTGCCGTAAGACCAGGGCGGGTCGGCGTAGATAAGAGAGTATTTTCCGGTCATACATCCTCCCGCTCCGGATCGTTAACATCCCAGCCATTACGCTCAATATTGGTTTGCAGCCGCATATCTCCGACCTCTTCAATGCTGCGGCCGGTAATCTCTCCGACTTCAGCGTTTGAGTGTCGCCACAGCAGCGCCAGCTCTTCGAGTGACCACGCTTTCATAGCACTGACTCCATTTCGTCGATGTAGAGGCCCTGAGCAATCAGGCGGCGACGGCGTGCGGCACGTGCGATGCACTCCTGCCGTCTGCCTTCCTGCGATTGCTCTATGGCGCGCCTGGTGAACAGGCGCGATTTACCCTGTGGCGTTACAACCTTCGGCTTCGTGACGAGGTCGAATGTCCGGTCGCAAATGCCGTCCTCGTTCAGCCATTTTTCCGACTCAACGATCTGAGCTATCTGTCCGGTGCCGCGGGTAATGCCGTTAGCGACCCGGTTAAACTCGATGAGCGTTACGCCAAACTTCTCGGCTATTTCGCTACCGGTGACCGGGCGGCCGCGCGTCTGAATCATCCAGATAACGCGCTCACGGAGGCCGGAGAATTTCCCGGTGCGCCCGGGCCTGCGGTAAAAGGGTGTGCGTTTCATTCGAGCTCCAGAATGCGGCGCTTCGTGTCCGCAACAAGTTCGAGGAAGTCTTTTCGGCGCGCGCGAAGCCGGGCTATTTCTGATTCACATTCGGCAGCTGTAAGGCGATAGACGATGAGCTGTTTACCGTCAGGGAAGTCTGAGCAGTAGCTGATGAAGTCCACCCAATCTCTGCCAGAGCAATCAAGGTGACCAACCAGTTGCCATCTGTATGCCGGATCGAAGGAACCGCGGGTGAGGGTGGAGTAGTGAGTGGCGGCAATGACCGATTTAATCTCAACGAGCCCGTCCTGGCCAACGAGTCCGTCGGGGCTGTCACCGTACGTTTCGTGATCAAAGAACCCGCCGTTATCAACGTCGACGAAGTTCATCTCTTCGTACAGCATGCGGGCAATTGGCTCCTGTTCGTGCCCGCGTTCCATATGTTCGTTTGAGAAGCCGAACTCAGACTTGCATCCCTTAATCTGCTCAAGAGCCAACTGAAGGGCGTAACGCTTGGCTGGTTCACCAAACGCCTTTCCTTCGTTAGCCATGATCAGGCCGAAGTTTGAAGCGGTTGCCTTACCCATGCGAAGAGCATCCCACTCTTCACCGTTTTGCTCGACGTCGTGCCAGATCATGATGAACACTCCTGCTCAAGCTGGCGGCGATGTTCTGGAGAAATGTCCATTCTCGCCAGCACTGCATCAAGGTTTCCGTCGCGCTTGAAAGCTGCTTTAGCGTTATTCCATGTCTGCGTTTTATCCGGCGAAAGCACTGGCTTTGTGACGCGCGCCGGGCTTAAGCGGAGACCTTCAACCGATTCCTTTCCGAACCGGACATTTTTATCGACGTAGACAGTGACCTTTACGCCAACCCAATCTTCAAGGAATGGCGAGCCGGTAATGCTTTTCAGCATCTTGCTGTTCGTGGCATTCAGAATCATCGGCTTAAGCTTTTCGCCAGGGCGCAGCTCGCGCTCTTCAAAATAAGCGGTGTTAAAAACGTCTTTGGATTTTTTTGTTTTATCGTTTTCTAACGTTGCGCGGGCGATCGTCAGTACGGTTGGCTCAACAATATCGGCACTGCTCAGGTATGGAGAGTCAAAGGCCTTTCGGTAATGAGTTTTAGTTTCAGACATTTCATGCATCCTTAAAACGGGCAGCCGGTACGGTGTTCCCAGTCGTATTCCGCCTGGGCGTAAGCAACTGCCGAAATGAAATCGTTGTAAGCCTCGCCAGCTTTATCGCTGCGAAGTCCTTCGTATGGGCTGGAGTCAATCGGGACCGTGAAATGGAAGAGGCCGGACGGCTCTTTTGGCATCATGTCGATAATTTGCTGTGCCCGGTCGCCGATCCACTTCTCTTTCTCGTCGGTGAGCTGCTGCTCAGCCCAGCGCCGATCTTCGATTCTGTCGTAAGTGAGGAATGCGTTCATGGTTGCCTCAGTAATGAATTTTCGCGCAGGGGATCAGGTCATCCTTCAGAGCGGTGAGCACTTCGATAGCCTGTTCGCGGGTTAAGCTGGTGTTGCTGGTGAGCGCGTTAACGATGTTGGTGCCGACCGTCTTGCGGTGCTTCACATCAGCTTCGCGCTTTGCCTGTTCGTCGGCTTTGCGCTGCTCTTCGGCCAGACGGGCTTTCTCTTTCGCTTCAGCTTCACGCTTGATACGATCCGCTTCTTCCTGCGCTTTCCGTTTTTCTTCTGCGATTGCGTCCTGCTTCTCACGTTCTGCACGGTCAGCGTCTTCTTTGCGCTTACGCTCGGCCGCATCAGCGCGAGCTTTCTCTTCAGCTTCACGGCGCGCTGCAGCTTCTATCTCTGCTTTGTGCTTCGCTTCGGCATCGCGGCGGGCTTGTTCTGCCGCTTCGCGCTTAATGCGTTCTTCGTGCTCACGCTGAGCCTGTTCCGCCAGGCGGCGCTGCTCTTCGCGGTCACGGTCAAACTTGTCATTCATCAGCAGAGCCATTTCGTGGTCTGCCTCGATCTGCGCGGCGCGCTGACGGTCGAACTCTTCGTTCATCACCAGCGCTTCGGCGTGCAGCGCGTTCATAGCTTCTTCAGCCTTAATGCGCTCCTGCTCGGCTTCCCATTCGGTGAGTGGGCGGCGGGTGGCATCACGTAGCTCGTCGCAGGCATCAACGAAACGCTTAATTTCCGCCTCAGCGGGGCGCACAGCCTCTTTCAGGCGCTTCAGGTACTCACGCCCCGGCTTTTCGATTGCCGTCTTGCTGCGGGACACCTGTGCTGCCAGAGAGGCGACACGGTCACGGCCTTTCTTCGTGGACAGGTCCGGTACTTCGTTTACTGCCTGGCGGATTTGCTCGAGATAAGCGTCAAGGCCGCCGGCTACGTAAAGCACTGGCGCCTGCTCCGGCGTGATTTCGATGACAGTTAAGTCCATTACTTCGCTCATGGTTTCTCCTGAAATTTGGATGTGCAGATCCCGCCCGCAGAAGCCAGGCCGATCGGTTGAATAGGGGGATTAGGCTGCTTTTCTATGCCACGGATAACCGATGGCAACCTTCATTTCGTCGTAGGCTGCCATCCACATGGCGCCATCACCGATAAACATGGCAATAGCTGCTTTACTCTGCGCGGCGCGCAGCAGGTGATGATTGATCATACCTTCACCTCAACCTGTTTCAGGAGGCCAGCCAGCTTCATGTGCCAGCGGTTCATCGTCAGCTTTTCCCGCGGGTTCGATACCGACGTCAGCTGCCACTCGTTATCGTTGAGATTTTTGGCGGTGTACTGCTTGCCGTTGTGGGTGACTGTCATGATGCCTCCCGGGCGCGGAGCATTGCATCAGCCAGCAGGTAAGCTCTTGATGCTATCCCATCAACAGTTTCGAAGTAGGCCCCTTCAGGCTCTCCATCAGCACCTCGCGCAGCAACTATCAGCGCTTTTGCAGCGAAATAATCGCGCAATGTCATGCCGCCAGAGCTGACTTCGAAACCATGTAAGTGACCAACTTCGTCGCGCTCCACGATAGAATCACACGGGAAAGCGCGCCCTCCAGTTTTGTTGCTCATAAATCCTCTTGGCCTTATCGCGGCGAACGGAACGGTTAATACAAGACTTCAACGCACTTTTATGTGTTTCAATGGGCGGTGGATGACCGCCGGTTGTCATAACTAAGCAACCTCTGTGAAGTTGCTGAGGTATGCCCGATAAAAAACCCGCCGGAGCGGGTTAGTTGATAGATGCGCCCTTGAGTACAAGGCGTTCTGAAATTTGATCAGCAAGGCCTGATGCCCTCTCTGGGCCACCAGAGTCCTCATCTTTAAACTCTGCTGGGTCGATTTCCTGCAATGCCTGGAAGATGATTTCGCTAATCTCATTAGCCTTATCTTTTTCAATCTCACTTGTTAATAAACTGCTTTTCATCGTCTTACCCTCTGTCGTTACCCGCTGATGCGGGAGAAATGCTTTGTGGTGCAGCGCCGGGTGCTTATCTTCCGGTTGCCGTCGATGCAGCTGCAATTCACTGCACTACAAAACATTCCAGTTATTGCCGGGATGTTTATCCGCGCCCGGCGCGCGCCCTCTCGCTATTCCCCAACAGCAAGAAATCGCTTACTCTTTAATCTCCCCAACAGTAGAAATGATATATTCATGCAAACCATGCGGACCGTGTGCCCTGACTGCGGAAGTGAGATGTTCAACCAGCCCGATGATTTTGACTTTGAGACAAATTTCACCGGCGTCAGTTGTGCTGACTGTGGTCGCGAAATCACTAAGGACGATGTTGTCAATCAGGCCACGGACACGGTCAAAAAACAGCTCGACGACATGCTCAGGAATTCCCTGAAAGGAACTGGCTGGAAGTTCGACTAATTTCAAAAGCTCCCCGAACTGAGTAAGAACCTCACTGGCGTCTACGTTAAGCAGTAGTGGCGCCGTTTTTTTATCTGCCATACACACCCCTCTGTTTGTTTACCGTCAGCCCCTCGTAAAGAGCTGCTGGTAAATCGTTTAGCCATAATTGCCGCTCTTCCTGAGCCCGCCTATGGTCCGACGCATGGTTTACTGTCGCGCCGTTCGACTGACCGAATCTCCACTTCGCCGCTGGCTAACTTCGCTCAGCTGTCGATGTTTCGTTTCGATGAGTTGATTATTAACTAATGGTTATTTTCAGTCAATAACCATTGGTTAATTATTTTACCGTTGGTTATTAAGGTTATGATTTATTGGTTAATTTAGTTCTGTTATGGATTTGTGCAGTACGTGCTATGCTGCAAAAAACATCAAAAAGGAGTGGTGAGATGGACTTGGATGAAGAAAGAGTGAACATGATGGTTCACGCCATGGGGCGGGCGGTCATGGAATTGTCACTGGCTGATTTACCCATGACCCAGCAAAACATCATCGACAAGCTGAAGCAGTACCGGAAGGAAACAGGAAACGTGATCGGCAAGGGAGTTAACAGGGATGCTGCGGAGATAGTGAGGAAAGGGCAATAAAAACCCGGCGCAGTGGCCGGGTTGCGACTTTATTTGAAGACTCTCTCAAGAGCGCTTTCATATTGTTCTTTTGTTTCGCACATGGATGCCATGCCGATAATTTTGCCAATGTGTCTACGTAGTGCTTTCACGCCCACATCAGAAAGGAACATATGGATTTTGTCACCTCTCTTACCGTTTTCCTCGCGATTTTCCTTGGCGATATCGAGAATCTTGCCTTCGCTCTTTGCTAATGTTTCGTAGATATGCCTCTCAGTAAACCAGCGGAAATTTCCTGGATGTCCACCTTTTTCTGGTTTTTTCAGTTCGTATAGTCGGTACCATTCATAGTAAAGCTCATCAGGGAATTCTTTTTCCCAAGCACGAGCTTCTTCTCGAACGTACATTTTGAAAGCTTCGATTACCGCCTGCGCCGCAGGCTCATAACCAGAAACGGCATATGCAACGCCGCGAATACCAGATTTAGCAGAAGCATTCATAAGTCTTTGTGCGGCTTCTGCTGCTGCAATTCTATTAGCTGGCAAAACCCCTTTTTCTTTCGCCTTGACTAGGAGCTTTGCTATGTCTATTACTACACCGATGTCAAATCCATGCGCAATTGTCGAATTATTGGATCGCGCCTCTAATTGAAATTTAAGGGGTTTTTCTAATTTATCCTCTAAATCTGGATCGCGCATCTCGCTCATGAATGGAGCCGACATTAGTCTGTCTATATCGCGAGCAAGAGAGCCTATCTGGAGAAGTTGAGCTAATCCGGTCTTGGTTACAACTGGTGTTTTCAACTCATCGTTTAAAACATAACACTCGGCATCAATCCCAAACTGCTCTTTGAAATTTCCCATGTGAGTGGCTTTATAACCCCAGCGGGCAATAGCTCCGCTCTTGGCTTGATCACTTCTTTGTTTTGCAGTGAGGGATTTAGCTCTAGCAACCCCGCCTTTTGCTTTTCCAGTTGGTTCTTTTTTATTTTCTGACATTGTAAGCACTCTTGCTGTGAAATGTGCTTGCATCATAATCACTGTGTAACCATACAAGCAAGAAATATTTTTATTTTTATGCTTGCATTATTGCAGGCAAAAAAAAGGCCGCATCTCTGCGACCCCTCAAGCAACCATTCAGACCAGCCGCATCTTCGTCTCTACAGCAGCACCGAGTACCAGAAGAGACGGCCAATTATCTCGACATCATCAATATCAGCCTCTTCGTCTGGGTAGGAGTCGTTGTTGTAACTGCGGATGATCAGCTTCCCACCTGGCTTACGATACAGTTGTTTAATGCGCTTGAGTTGACCATTCCCGCCATCTGTCTGACCAATGGCATACAGTTTCCCATCAACTATGCGTTTGTTGTTCGTATCGACGGCTACAGTCGTACCATCCGGTATCACAGGTTCCATGCTGTCGCCAGTAGCAGGGAAACACAGGATGCCAGACCCATCAGTGTTAGCTCCAACGCGGCGGAGGGTTGCCTTTGAGAACCTGAGCTTAAAACCATTGTGATCTTCGCTGTGTACGCGTCCATCGCCACACGCAAATTCAATATCCTTAAGAAACGGCACTTCAACCTCGTCAGCAGGAAGCGGTGTGTTTTTGTCCCAAGCGTCAACAGTTCCCCACTCGGATTCCGGCGGGATAGAAGATTCCCTGTGCAGTTCAGGCTCAGGATCATTCCTTCCGTATTCCAGCCACTCAGGGCGAACCCCAAGCCAGCGGCTAAGTGCAAGGATATTGGTTTGGTCTGGTATTGCTGATGCGTTAAGCCACTTCCAGATCCCGGGCTCAGATACAGCAATCCCCTGGGACTTCATAGCTTCCCTGATCCTGCCAGCCTGCCCACGCCCACCCACGCCAGCATCAAGCAATGCAGCGCGAAGTCTCTTCGAAAACTCTTCTTTTAAATCGTCTTTTTTAACCATGTGTTAATTATCAATTAGAGTTGACATAACTGTCAGTTAAGATATAACCTTAACTCGTAGTTAATATAGTTAACGGGAAACACTATGAACCCAATGCAATTTGCAATCGAAGCTGTAGGCGGACAAACCGCAGCGGCACGCCTATGTGGTCTGTCGAATGTTGCTATTCACAAGTGGGTAAAGAACGCGGCATTGCCTCGCACCGAGTACACAGAGAAAACCAACTATTCACAGCTTTTGGCTGACGCATCAAAAGGGCAGTTTACGGCGGAGTGGCTACGTCAAGCCGCAAACCCCGATCGAACTAAACATGGATCACATGCCGCCTGAGGGCGGCCCTAACTAAAAATCACAGGAAGTATCGCAAATGGAAACCTTAACGACACGCAACAAAGCGGAGGCACGACGAATTGAGAGTTGGGTGCAGCGTCAAATCGCAGATCTGGGTACCGCCCGGATAGCCGAAGTAGCTGGCATCAACAAATCCACAGTCAGCCGGTGGCGGGAGAACCTGGTACCGAACATGTCGCTGCTGCTGGCCATCCTGATTTCTAACCGGGATGGAGTGAAGGGAGATTTTGAAGCATGAACGCAGAAATGGCGAAAGCCGCGGTGCTCGAACACCAACGGCTTTCAGGTGCAAAAACGAGAGTAGTTGCAGGAGGAATAATGGCAAAAAATCCACGCTATTACCATACCGCTGTACATAAAAACATAACCCGCGACCGCTTCATCCGCTCGGTTAACCCGATTGTGGCAGAGAAGATGCGCGCCATCCTGGAAGAACTGAAACGTAAGGAGAGTGGCCGTGGGTAACGTATCCAATTTAGCCGAAGCCAGAGAGGCCAGAAGGCTCCAGAAACCGCGCACGAATGACGGTAAGGGGTTTGCCTTGCTGCACCGTAAAATTATGGATGTGCCGTTCTACAAGGACGCTGAGGCGGCTCATTTATGGGTTCACCTGCTCCTGCGCGCTAATCATGAACAGACACTGGTATCGACTGATGTCGGCGATGTGATCTGCGAGCGCGGAGAGTTCATTACCGGGCGAAACACGCTGGCAATGGAAACGGGTTTGACCGCTGATCGCGTTAAATCACTGCTCCGTAAATTCCAGAACCTGGGCATGATCACCACCAAATCGAACAACCGTTTTACTGTTCTAAAAGTGGTCAAATATGACGAATATCAGTCAAATTTTTGTCCAGCCGATGTCCAGCCGGTGTCCAGCGCAAACGCAGTTATATCAATGCCTGTGGAGGTGGAGTGTCCAGCCGATGTCCAGCCAGTGTCCACAGATAACAATATATTAAATAACTTACTACCTAACGGTAGTAAGTATGTCGCAAATGACCAGAAACCCGCTGAAGAGAAAAAGTCTCGTTTGTCATGCGATGAAGTGTGGCAATGCCTGAAAGACGAACTGCCTGAAGCCAGGGGATGGAGATGCCTCACTGATGAGCGACGCAATCTGATCCGCACATTCTGGGGTAAGGCTAACAAAATTGCCCGCAACCTGGACGGCAAGCCGATGGACATGGACGGTTTCAGAAGTTATCTGCGTTACATCGCTCAGAACTGCCGCTGGATGCTTGAAGACCGACCAGACCAGAAATCCGGGAAGACCTGGCGCCGCATGAAATTCGATAAGTTTCTGACCGAAAAGCTCTACATCGAAGTACGCGAGGGGGATCGTGATGACCGCTGAATTTATGGCTGTACCACAAAACCTCGAAGCAGAGCAGAGCGTTATCGGTGGCCTGCTGCTTGATGATGACAACAGCGAGCGAGTCCAGAAGGTTCTGGCGATGCTCAAGCCTGAGTCGTTCTACAGCCGACCTCACCAGCTGATCTTTGCCGAGATGCGCCAGATGTTCCGCGACAACAAGCCAGTGGATGGCCTGACATTGTTCGACGCGCTTGAAGGCAAAGGGCTCGCGGAGCAGGTAGGTGGCTTTGCTTACTTGGCGGAGATTGCCAAGAACACTCCCAGCGCTGCAAACATCGTGGCTTACGCAGCATCAGTCCGGGAAGCCGCAATGGAGCGCTACGGTATCAACCGCCTGACCGAAGCTACTGAACTGCTGTATTCCCGCAACGGCATGAGCGCTACGCAGAAGTACGAGGCCATTCAGGGTATTTTCACCCAGCTCGCAGACCATTCAAAAACCGGCAGTCGTCGGGGGTTGCGGTCTTTCGGCGAGGTTATGGATGACTGGGTAGCGGATCTGGAGAAACGGTTTGACCATTCAGGCGAACAGCGCGGCATGAGTACCGGTATCCCGTCACTCGACCGGCTGCTGGCGCCGAAAGGTCTGGTTAAAGGCTCTCTGTTCGTGATTGGCGCAAGGCCAAAGATGGGCAAGACAACCCTTTACGTGCAGATGGCGATCAACTGCGCGGTTCGTGAGAAAAAGCCAGCGCTGATGTTCAGCCTCGAAATGCCTGGCGACCAGATCCTTGAAAAGCTGGTTGGTCAGAAGTCCGGCATTAACCCGAGCATTTTTTACATGCCCGCCACGGATGACGCAGATGATCAGTACCAGGGCGACTACGACGGCGACTTTAAGAAGGCGATAGCAACAGCCGGGCGGCTGAGTGAAATCGACATGCTGTACATCGACGACACCCCGGGCCTGTCACTGGCGCATATCGTTAGCGAAAGTCGCCGAATCAAACGCGAGAAGGGCTGCGTAGGCATGATCCTGGTTGATTACCTGACTCTGATGACCGCCGAAAAAGCAGACCGTAATGACTTGGCCTACGGGATGATCACCAAAGGGTTAAAGAACCTCGCCAAAGAGCTTGGCTGCGTCGTCGTGCTGCTGACCCAGCTCAACCGCGAACTGGAGAAGCGAGTGAATAAACGCCCGTTACCGAGCGATTCCCGCGACACAGGACAGATTGAGCAGGACTGCGACTACTGGGTTGGCATCCACCGGGAAGGTGCTTTCGATGACAGCGTGCCGCCTGGAGAAACCGAGCTAATCCTGCGACTCAACCGCCACGGCAGTACCGGCACGGTTTATTGCAATCAGATCAACGGTGCAATTTACGACACAGACCAGCAGGCCGCCGCCGCAGAACGCCGCGGGCGTGAGCAGCAGCCGAAAAAGAAAGGGGGGTTCTGATGACCATAACAATCCGTGGGCAGATTCTTGCAGCCCTGCGTAATAACCCGGGCCTGAATAGTGCTCGCATTGCCACCATGATCGGCATGACCACCAAAAAGATTTCCGGCCCGTTAAGCACGTTGTTTGCAGACGGCCTGATCGAGTTCGAAGGCAAGCACGGCCAGCGGCTTTATCGGCTGACTGATTACGGCATGAAATACGCACCAGAAACAATCCCGGCCATGCCGAAGGGAAATTCGAAGCTGGTGCAGCGTACCGAGACGAACGTTATCTGCCAGGAGTGCCGGAACAGTCCGGCTATAAAGCGAGTATTGATGGTTTGGGGGAGGGTAGGGGTATGAAATTATTTGAGATGGAAGGTTTTCTGCGTGGCAAGTGCATTCCACGCGATCTGAAGGTTAACGAAACCAACGCCGAGTATCTTGTGCGTAAATTTGCCGAAGCAGATGCCATGTGCGCGGCGCTGGCTGCGGAGAATGCGGGGCTGAAGGCTGCAATTGAGACCCATAAGCATGGTTTCGTTCGTTGTAATTGCTGTGGCGATGAACTTATGTGCCATACCGACGATGTTTGTCGCGCACTGGATGAAACCCCAGCTACCGACTCCTTCCTGGCTGAAGTGCGGGCGCAGGGCCTCAACGCTTTCATCCAGCATCACAGTGCAGAACTGGATGCGCATATTAAAAACGGTGGTGAGCAGTTCGACGAAAAATCAGTACGCATCAGAGACATCATCGTCTCAGCCCGCTTGTTCAGGGAGCAGATTCGCAAGGAGGCCGCCCAATGAGCAACATCGACAAACAGGCGTTAAATCAAGAAAAAATTGAATGGCTCAATAAATTAGCTGATATGGAGTATTGCAAAAGCAATCCTGGGCATTGGCTGATGAGCTTGAAGGATACAAACATGCTTGCGAAATTGGCTCTGCGCTCAGTGGCGCTGCTGGATGAGCTGGAAGCAAAAGACAAGAGGATTGCTGAGCTGGAGCGTGACGAAACACAGTTAATCGAAGAGAGAGACAGCGCAGAGCAAGCACTCTCTGATATGTACGAAGCTGCAATGGGCGATCGTCCCGAATGGAGCAATCTATTTGGTTATGCAGATGCTATTGATGATGTTGCTCAGCGCGTCAGTTTTCTCGATATCGAAGCCGCAGCCGGTAAAGGAGAGTGAGATGAAACCCGCTAATTTAGCACCAGTTTATTGCGCTCTTTACCCTGCGCTGGCTGAGATAGCTCGTAAGCACGGTTACGCCATGGCAATTCATGGAACAATGGCGCGCGACTTCGACCTGATTTGCATCCCATGGACTGATAACCCATCGCGGCCAGAGGCGGTAGTTGAGGAAATCACCGCCACTTACTCAACGACGGATATCACCAACCCTGGATATAAACCGCATGGCCGCCTGGCATATTCAGTCTGCTTCGGCTTTGGCGAGTTTTTTGCTGATCTGTCTTTCATGCCTACCGAATCATCTTTCAATGACGGTATAACTGCTGCCGCGAACTGGGTGGATAAACAGCGCGAGTCTTACGATAGCGAGCACGGGCGGACTGACAACGACACAGGCACATTTGAGTTTGGTAATGACGCCCAGCGTGACTACTCAGAAGCGTTATTGGATATGGCCGAGGGCATCAGACGTTCAGTGAGGACTAACCCATGAGCACTATTACCAGAGAACTGGCAAAGCTGTTCAGAAAAATTACGAATTCTGAAATTGATGCGGAGGGTAACGCTCATGTTGTTTTATCTCCTGCTGATAGCCTCCTGATTAATAATGCGCGTATCGCGCTGGCATCGCTCGAAGCGGAGCCTGTGTGCGTAATCGACCAGTCCAATCTTGATTATCTCAAATCTGGCGCTGATGCAGATGTATGGCCAGCATCCAGAAAAGAGATGGGTGATGTGCTTCTGTATCGCACCGCCCCTCCAGCGCCAGCAAAAGCAGAACCCGTAGCGTGGCTGTGGTCACACAGAAAACACCCGAGTGAAGTTTCTCTCATTAGGCCGGAAGATGATGAGAGGGCTGAAGGTGCCCACTGGTCCGGTTGGAGTTGTCAGGCGCTTTATGCAGCACCGCCAGCGCCGGTATCTGTGCCGGATGGATACAGGTTGCAGCCAATTTCTGAATATGACGCAATGTGCGCCGCCATGCTTCAGGGTGCAGATGGTACCCTCACCAATGAAGGTACCATACCAGTCACGCAATTTAAGCCGGTAGCAGACCTGTACGGCTTAACCTCACCAACTGGCGGTGAAACATCGTTCACTTTCGACGCTGTTGAAGCGCGCGATTTTATTGATGGCGGGTGGTCATGTCAGGAGTACGTGGAGCTTGAACGCTTCCAGGAGGCCGTGAGCGGCAACTCTCCGGTGATTCCGGATGGTTGGGTGCTGGTGCCAGAAGAACCCACCCATGAAATGCTTGAGGCTGGTGATGAACAATTCGGAACTTACGATGTGTATCGCCGGATGATAGCAGCATCACCGCAGCAGGAGGTGAAGTGATGGGCAAGTTTACTTTCGTCATTGAGTTCGAAGACGGCAAGGAGCCGCCAGTACATGCCCATATGGAAGCTTTGGGCGGGAAGGTTGTAGCGGTCGCGTTCCGGGATACATTGAGCGAGGGTAATCCTACGCAGACGATCACTACCCATCCTCAGGTGCTTAGTGAGATGCGGTGCTTTATCTGCAATGGTAAGCATCCTATCGGTGTCGCCTGCCCACTAAGTTCGCCATCAGTGGTATCGCATAATGCCTGACCCATTCGACGCATAACTAAACGTCAAGCAACGTTTGATTATTCATTATCACCCAGCCATAATTAAGTCATCGGAGCCTGAACAACTCCGGTGACTTCTTCGCATTTAAGGGGACTTAAATGCGACAACAATCTGAACTCCTCACCTTGTCACAGATGCTTAACGGCACCTGCGATTTTCTGCATTCTGCGTTACCTCTCGGAGGTGGCGTATGAAACAACACTACTGCATCGTTAACGACACCGTAAAAGAGAACCTCATCGCGTACATTCGCACCCTGCCGGTAAACCCTCGCGCGCCGATGGTGGTCGAGGCCCGGGAAGAGACACGCACCGATAAGCAAAACCGTCTTATGTGGCCATTGCTGAAAGACCTGTCTGACCAGGTAGTCTGGCACGGCGAAAAGCTGACCCGCGAAGAGTGGAAGGACCTCATCACCGTTCTGGTGAATCAGACCCAGGACCAGGAGCAGAAATCCGCGCCGGGTATCAACGGAGGCCGCGTTTATTTCGGCGTCCGCACATCCAAATCCAGCAAGCGCTACATGGTCGACGTCATCGAGGCGATTTACTGGTTTGGTACCGACCGCGGCGTGAAGTTCTCCGAAGCATCCAGTAAACGCATTGCCTGGGCGCAAGAGTGGAGGGCTTCCCGTGGGTAATCCTCTCGCACGCGTCATCTCAAACGAAATATTCCGCGTTCCGGCGCGCCGCCAGCGTAAGCCAGTGGTTAAGCCGTCCGACATCCCGACCTTGAAAGGCTACACCGCCCGCCTGGTGGATCAGAAATGGCTGCGTCTCGCAGCGAGGAGAAAATCAGCATGAGCATGTATCAACGAATTAATGGCGCTGACTGGCGCAATATCTTCGTCGTCGGCGATCTGCATGGGTGCTACACGCTGCTGATGAATGAGCTCGAAAAGGTTTCGTTCGACCCTGCGCGTGATTTGCTGATCTCGGTTGGTGACCTTGTTGACCGCGGCGCGGAAAACGTCGAGTGCCTGGAGCTGATTACCATGCCGTGGTTCAGGGCTGTGCGCGGAAACCATGAGCAGATGATGATTGATGGCTTGTCGGAGTATGGAAACGTTAACCACTGGCTGGCAAACGGCGGCGGCTGGTTCTTCTATCTCGATTACGAAAAAGAAATTCTGGCTAAAGCACTCGTATGCAAGGCCGCTGAACTTCCGCTAATCATCGAACTGGTGACTGGCGACCGGAAGGTGGTTATCTGCCACGCAGACTACCCGCACAACGAATACGCATTCGATAAACCAGTACCAGAAGAAATGGTGATCTGGAATCGTGAGCGGGTTAGCGACGCTCAGGACGGCATTCTCTCTCCGATAGCCGGTGCTGATCTGTTTATCTTCGGACACACCCCAGCGCGCCAGCCCCTGAAGTATGCCAACCAGATGTACATCGACACAGGAGCGGTGTTTTGCGGAAACCTCACGCTGGTTCAGGTGCAAGGTGGTGACCATGAGTAAAACCTACCGCAGCAAGAAGTGGCTCGCCGCAGTCGGCCAGATTGAGCAATGCGTCCTTTGCGGAGCGTGGGGCGTACAGGTAGCACACCGCAATGAAGGTAAGGGAATTGGCATGAAGACAGACGACTGCGCCACCGCCGCTATCTGTGTCACCTGCCATTCAGAGATTGATAACGGGAAGGGGCTTAGCCGTGACGAGCGCCGCCAGTTAATGGATCGCGCCATCGTCCTGACCATTATTCAGATTGCCCGTCGTGGCTTGGTGGTGCCTGCATGAAAATCTACGACATCACACCAATCGGCAAGCCTCGCATGACCCGCGCGGATAAGTGGAAGCAGCGTCCACCTGTAATGCGTTACCGTGCTTTTTGCGATGAGGTCCGCCTGCGCAAGTTGACCATGCCTGAATCCGGATCACATGTGACATTCGTCCTACCAATGCCACCAAGCTGGAGTAAGAAGAAACGAGCGGAGTTCGCCGGGAAGCCCCACCGGGCAAAGCCAGACTGCGACAACATGCTGAAGGCCCTGATGGATGCGCTTTATGAGGATGATGCTCACATCTGGGATTGCCGCATCACAAAGGTCTGGGGTGAGAAGGGGCAGATCATCATCGGGGAGTGCGCGCCGTGACCAGAGACGAAATAACCCGGTACCAGGCAGAAAGCGTTAAGCGCGCCAGCATGCCGCCAGTAGCAAAGCACAGCCAGACCAAAACCAATCAGCCACATAAGGAAGCCGCATGAACAGTCAGCAACTGGAATACGTACGTCAGCAGCTCATTGTGGCGACCGCAGACCTCAGCGGGGCAACGAAAGGGCAGCTGGTAGCTTTCGCTGAGAACGCGCAATTCACCGCGACGGCTCGCAGCCGGGGACGTAAGAAAATAACTGATCCGGTCACCGGCCGTAAAGTTAATCTGGACGGCCCGGCGATGAGCGGCAGCCAGTCCCGCGCCAAGGGATCGTCCATCGCGCTGGTAGGTCCGGTGGAGTTCGTGACAGCATCATGGCGCCGCGCTGTCCTGTCGCTGGAGGACCACCAGAAAGCTTGGCTGCTTTGGAACTACAGCGAGAATATCCGCTTCGAGCACCAGGTGGCGATTACCCAGTGGGCATGGGCTGAGTTCCGGGAGCAGCTCGGCGCGAAGAAGGTGGCGGGCAAGACGATGGAGCGCCTGAAGAAGCTTATCTGGCTGGCGGCGCAGGACGTCAAAGCGGAGCTGGCGGGCAAGGATGTGTATCAGCATCAGGACCTGGCGGCTCTGTGCGGAGTTAAACCTGATAACTGGTGCCATAACTACGCCGATTACTGGCGGGCCATGTGCGCCATCTTTAAGCGGCTTGATGGCGATTCTCTACTCTGCACTGTGAGAACACGATCACAACAAAAAGCGACTTTTTCGCAGCAGGGTATTGCAAAAGTCAATTAAATGAGCCATATTTGAGTCTACTTTGATATGCTGCCTAAATTACATCGGCGGCATGAAGGTGATAGTCACTATCCAGCTTGAAAAATGAGCCTCGTCATACCGACGGGGCTTTTTTCTTAGTGTTATGGTGCGTACAATTAAATTGTTGGTGATGCGCTTTCTGGTTGTCCGGACGGCCATTAAGTAGCAACCAATATCACCAGGATATAGCGAGACATGTAGTAGCGACTGATCATCGTGAGGCGTGAAGAGCTGAAACCGTGAGGGACGCGGCTCCTGTGATTACAGTCCCGCGAAATTCAATAAACCCAGCCATCGCGCTGGGTTTCTCGTTTCTGCACAACAGGAAAAAGCGCTGACCATGCTGGAATGGGCCGCGCGTCACATCGGCGCGCGCGACTAACCACCCGCTACAGATTACCAGCGCTCTTTCCGTTGTGGTGAATGCGCAGGCTGATGCGCAGCGAAGCGGAAGTAGCGTGGGAATTATCGGCAGAACCGAATCCACATACCGGATATCAGCACCGGCCACCACAAACAAACCCACTACCTGGGACCCTTCGGCCATAGAGCTGACATTGCCTTACCCCCATATTGCCCGCCTGTCGCGGGCTTTTTTATTTCAGGCTCCGGGAACCATCATCGACACGCCTACTTGTTAAATCGTCCCGAGGGCCTTACCCCTTTCAAACACACAGCCCCCGCTTTTAAGCCGGAGGTTAGAGACTATGAAAATGCATAACGATCCCCAATCCTGGACGGAGTTTATCGAACTACTCCACAGCTGGTGGCGTGGCGAAACGCCGATGGGTGCCGTATTGCTATCGGTTGCCATGGCCGCATTGCGAATCGCTTACGGCGGTGGCGGCTGGAAGAAAATGCTCCTTGAGGGGGCAATCTGTGGAGCTCTGACCCTTACTGCTGTGTCAGCTCTTGATTACTTCAACCTTCCGCAGTCCCTGTCGATTGCTATAGGCGGCGCACTCGGTTTTGTTGGCGTAGAGCAAGTGAAGGTTATGGCTTCCCGGGTGTTTAATTCTCGGTTTGGAGGCGGTGATGCAAACCAGTGATAAAGGCATTGCCCTGATCAAGCAATTCGAAGGCTGCAGGCTTACCGCGTACCAGGACAGCGTTGGCGTCTGGACGATCGGCTATGGCTGGACTCAGCCTGTCGACGGGAAACCGATCCGTGCCGGTATGACAATTAAGCAGGAAACGGCAGAGCGCCTGTTGAAGACCGGACTTGTCAGCTACGAAAGCGACGTGTCTCGCCTGGTTAAAGTTGGTCTGACTCAGGGGCAATTCGACGCCCTGGTATCGTTCACGTATAACCTCGGAGCCCGGTCCCTGTCGACATCGACCCTGCTGCGAAAACTCAACGCCGGTGATTACGCTGGCGCTGCCGATGAGTTCCTGCGCTGGAATAAAGCTGGTGGCAAGGTCCTGAATGGGCTGACCCGTCGGCGTGAGGCGGAGCGCGCTCTGTTCCTGTCGTGATTAGCGCACTGGTTAAGCATTACTGGCTGCAGTTGCTGGTGGTGGCGTTAATCGGCGTGCTGGCGTTCTTCGTGAACCGCTACCGCGACAACGCCATTACCTACAAAGACCAGCGAGATAAAGCCACCAAGAGTGTCCGCATGGCTAACGACACCATCAAAGACATGCAGACCCGCCAGCGCGATGTCACTGCGCTGGATGCCAAATACACGAAGGAATTGTCCGATGCGAAAAAAACCATTAACGATTTGCGTCGGGATGTCGATTCTGGCGCTAAACGGCTGCGCATCGCCGCAACCTGCCCTGGAGTGCCAAAAGCCACCTCCTCCACCGGCGTGGATGATGCAGGAGCCCCCGAACTTACTCCAGACGCTCGACGGAATTATTTCGATCACCGGGACGGAATCGCAACCGCTGACAAGATGATTCGCGGCATGCAGGACTACATCAAAGAGCAGTGTCTTAAATGATTCGTTACCCAAATAACAGAGCCTGACTTCGGTCGGGCTTTTTTATGTCCGCAGTAAACCGCGCATTCTCGTGCGCATATCAACCAAGAGCCTTTCGGGGTAGAGCTTGAGATAGGGCAGTGGTAACGCTGACCGCTCTTGGGCTGCCCGTATCTACGAGAACAGGCTCAACCACCAAAAGGTATCAGCGAAATGAAATCATTAACCCTCTTCAATCAACCAATCCGTGTCGGGGAAGACGGCATGATCTGCCTCACCGATATGTGGAAAGCCAGTGGCAAAAGTGATGCTGAGTCGCCTTACCACTATCTGCGAAACAAGCAGACAAAAGAGTTCCTGGCCGAGCTGGAGAAAAACCACGAATCTGTGGTTTTCACTGAGCGCGGTGTACACGGTGGAACATATGGCGGGAAGTTTGTTGCTTACGATTATGCGGCTTGGTTAAACCCCGGGTTCAAGTACGCGGCCTATAAAGTCCTCGATGACTACTTCACTGGAGAACTTCAGCATCGCAACAGCTTAAGTGCGCAGCTCAACATGAAGTGTCATGAGTTTGACCAGAAGAAGGACATGGCGAGCTTCTGCGGGCAAGGCCTCGCTGCATGGCGCTATACAAAGCCTGTATTGGTCGCTGAGATTAACACCCTTGCTAACCAGCTGCAGATTACGATCCCAGGGCTTCAAGGATGAATAATCGCGTCATCGAATGCGCCTCCAGAGCGGGGCGAGACTTCTCTGAGTTCATGAAAGGCGAGAAGGGCATGATGGAAGTGCTGGCCTCGGTTGATCAGTTTGGCGAGCAACTCCGTCTCAACGGCTGCGTCAATCATCACTTTGTCAGTTACATGATGAGGAACTCGATCATTCAGGCATTCATGGACATGGCAAGCGCCGAGAAGAAAGAAGAGCGCCGCCGTAAAAGAGCGGAAGCAAAAACGAAGTAGCCATTACAGAAGCTCTTCACTGAGGGGCTTCGATAATGTCAACGTGAGGTAAGCATTATGGCAAAACCGGACTGGGGAGCACTGCAAGACCAGTTCCTCGCCGAGCATGCCAAAACAGGTATTTCCCCCAAAGACTGGTGCCAGGCTCAGGGACTGAATTACGCATCTGCGAAACGCTACATCAAAGTAACGTCGTATGGTGCGAAATCGCAGAAAGAATCTGCGAAAAAAAATGCGAATTCGCAAAAGGGAAAGGGCGAGGCCAGTAAATCCGGAAAGGTGAAAAAATCCGACCGTGAAACAGGCAGAGCCAAAAATTCCCGAGACGCGAAACCGATACGCGGATCCCGCACTGCGCCACCGACGAACGCTTTCCAGCCTGGCAACCAGAATGCACTGAAGCACGGTGGCTACGGCCGCCGGATGCTGCTCTCTGACGCTATCACCGAAGATGCGAAGCTGCTCACGCTCGACGATGAGTTGTTCTGGCTGCGCGCGGCGAACCTGACGGCGGCGGAGAACATTGGGCGCTGGCAGGCTGAACTCGAGCTTGCCGATGATGATAAAGCGAAGGATCTGCACTCGCTGATTTCCTCTGCTGAAAAGGCCATGCACCGCAACACGCAGCGCATCGAGTCGCTGGAATACACCAAAGGCTCGATAGAGAAGCTTCGTGTGGATGCTGCTTATCGCGAACGCGCCACTGAAAAAGTGGAAATGGAAATCGACATCATGAAGGACGGCGACAGCGACAACGCGATCGTCGTACACAATACCCTGCCGATACCTGGAAGATGATATGGCCGACATTTACCTCCCGACGCTGCATGACGGGCAGTTAAAGGTCTGGTCCGATTCCTGGGAAGGGCAACTGCACGCGGTCCGGTGTGGTCGCCGATGGGGTAAGACTTTCATGCTGTCCAGCGCCGCAGTGACCTATGCTACTGCGCCGTTTAAGCGCCCGGGCATGGACATTGAGCTCGGCGGCCGCGTCGGTATCTTCACAGCGGAGTATCGCCAGTATCAGGAGATCTACGACAAGCTCGAAGAAATCCTGCTGCCGCTGAAGAAAAGCTTTAGCCGCCAGGAGAAGCGCCTTCTGCTGAAGAACGGCGGGAAGATCGACTTCTGGGTCACCAACGACAACAAACTCGCTGGGCGTGGACGTGAATACGAAATCATCCTGATAGACGAGGCGGCGTTTACCAAGTCGCCGGAGATGCTGAGGGAGATCTGGCCTAAGTCGATTAAGCCAACGCTGCTGACGACGAAAGGCCGAGCCTACGTGTTTTCAACTCCTGACGGGGTGGACGAAGAGAACTTCTTCTACGCCATCTGTCACGACAAGAACCTTGGCTTTATCGAGCATCACGCGCCTACTTCCTCCAACCCGTTCGTTCCGCCAGAAGAACTGGAGAAGGAGAGGGCCAACAACGACCCGCGCGTATTTCGCCAGGAGTTCATGGCCGAGTTCGTCGACTGGTCCGCCGCTTCGCTGTTCGACGTCCGCAAATGGTTCGAGGGTGAGAATCAGGATCAGCCTGTCGATTACCCTGAAATGTGCCAGGCCGTCTTCGCTGTCATGGATACCGCCGTAAAAGGTGGATCCGAGCATGACGGAACGGCGGTGGTTTATTACGCCGTCGACACCCGGCCCGGCATTCAGCGCCTCACCATTCTCGACTGGGATGTGGTGCAGATTGACGGCGCGCTGCTGGAAACGTGGATGCCGTCGGTGTTCGACCGCCTCAACGAGCTTTCAGGCCATTGCGTTGCCATCAACGGCAGCCTGGGCGTTTTCATCGAAGACGCCAGCATGGGCAGCATCCTCCTGCAGAAAGGCGAAAGCCTGGGATGGCCGGTCAACAAAATTGAGTCCGCCCTGACCAGCAAAGGAAAGGACGAGCGCGCCATTATGGCCTCCGGTTATCACTACCGCGGCCTGGCGAAAATTTCCAGACACGCCTACGAGAAGACGGCCGTCTTCAAAGGCGAAACAGCAAACCATCTGCACAAGCAGGTATCCCGATTCCACCTTGCCGACAAGAAAGCGCATAAGCGCGCCGATGACCTGCTCGATGATTACACCTACGGGCTGATCATCGCCTTCGGCAGCGGCGACGCAATCTGACGAGAGAACCAATGAACGAAGACGATTTCGAAATCGGCAGCTGCTCTCACTCAGAGTTGATGGCATTGCTGGACAGCGACGACATCCAGCCCGGATCTACGGCTGGCTATCAGACCTGCAAAACGGTTTACCTATACCACCCGCTGGGCGGGAAGATGGTGGATCGCCCGATTAAAATGGCGATGAATGAGCCGCGCACCGTGCATGTTGCCCAGTCGTACGGCCTTGAACAGCGCCTGCGCGACGCGTTCGAGCGCGAATGGAAAGCGATGGGTGCGAACCAGCACATCGCCAATGCCGCGCGCATCGCCCGAATATACGGCGTATCAGCGATCGCGATGCTGGTGGATAACCAGGAGCCGAATGAATCGCTGGATTACCGCACGCTGTACAAGCACAACGTCAGCTTTAACATCCTGGACCCGCTGAACACCGCCGGCAGTATCGTGCTGAATCAGGACCCGAACGCCCAGGACTTCCAGAAAGTCGACGGTATCAGGGTTGCTGGCAAGCCGTATCACAAATCGCGCTGTGTCGTCGTGCAGAACGAGGATCCGATTTACCTCGCATACAACCCGGCGGCGTTCGGCTTCACGGGGCGCAGCGTGTACCAGCGAGCGCTCTACCCGCTGAAGTCTTTCATCCAGACCATGCGCACCGACGATATGGTTGCGGTGAAAGGCGGCCTGCTGGTGACGAAAATTAAGGGTCCAAGCTCCGTCGTCAACAACATGATGCAGAAGCTCAGCGGCATCAAGCGCATGATGCTGAAGCGCGGGAAGACGGGAGAGGTCCTGCAGATCGGCGAGAGCGACAATATCGAGTCAATCGACCTGAGCAACCTGGAAAAGCCTCTCGACTCTGCGCGTAAGCACATTCTCGAGAACGTGGCCGCCGCCGCCGACATGCCAGCGATCATCCTCAACTCTGAGACTTTCGCCCAGGGCTTTGGTGAAGGCACTGAAGATGCCCGCGCCGTGGCGGTATACATCGACAACATCCGCGAGTGGCTGGACCAGCTTTACGCATTCTTCATCCGAGTGTGCCAGTACCGCGCCTGGAGTATTGAGTTCTTCCAGTCTCTGCGTGCTGACTTCCCGGAGCTGAAAAACACCTACAGCGTGTATTTCGCGAGCTGGATAAACAACTTCGAATATCGCTGGCCGTCCTCCCTGAAAGAGCCGGAAAGCGAGAAGGTGAAGGTCGACGAGACGCGCTTTAAGGCTATTGTCAGCATGCTGGAAGTGGTGCTGCCGCAGCTTACTGCTGACCCCGAAAACCGGGCGACTCTGATCGAGTGGGCGTGTGAAAACGCCAACTCCAACGAGAACCTATTCCCTCAGCGGCTTAATCTCGATTACGACTCGCTGAAGGAAAACCCACCGCCGGAGCCGCCGAAAGCTGAAGAGCCTGGCGGCGGGATGATGCTATGAACACTTTCACCAGAACAGTGAGAGATGCGGTGAAGTTCTTTCTCCGCAACGGCTACTCGTCCCGGGAAGAGCTGGAACGCTGGCAGGCGATTATCCGCCAGGCCGCCGAAAGCGAAACAGCCGATGACTACATGGCGATGGTCACCCGCAACCTGACGAAGGCATACGACATGCAGGTGGGCCGCGCTGGCGCGCTGAAGCGCCATCATGGCATATCCCGGTTCACGCTCAACTACCTTGAGCCGAAGCTGAGGACGGAGCTCGACAGGCGGATCCTCGCCAGCGCCGACCTAATCCAGCTCAACCGCAAAAAAGCCATCGACACTACACTGTCGCGGTTTAGCGGCTGGGCCAGCAGCATTCCCTCAGCCGACAGCATCGCGCTGACCGGCATTCAGGGAGCGATGCGGGAGACAGCTTCTCACATTCAGAAGGCCGCCGAGAAGGTGGACTATGAAGCGCGCCGGGTGATGATCGACCAGAACCATAAGCTGATAGCCAACATCGACAACGTGATCGCAACGAGCAACAACGCGATTGCCGCGATATGGCACAGTCACTGGCGGCGGCCGGGTTATGACTTCCGCGAGGACCACAAGGAACGCGATCAGCTTTATTACCTGATCCGCGGAAACTGGGCGCAAAAAAACGGGTACGTGAAATCCGGGCCTGCCGGTTACCTGGACGAAATCACTCAGCCTGGCGAAGAGGTTTTTTGTCAGTGCTACGTGACCTACATCTACAACATCCGAAGCATTCCTGAATACATGCTGACCCAGAAGGGGCAGAAGTTCATGGAGTCGATGAAGAAAGCAGCATAGGAGCATTGAAACGTGGCTATTTTTGGCAGCGGGATAATGTTCCGTCAGGGTAAGTTCGTCTTCCTGATCCAGCGCTCGGATGATGGCACGTGGTGCCCGCCTGGCGGAACGGTAGAGCCGGGTGAGCTGGCTATTGATGCCGCGCGCCGCGAGGTGCTGGAAGAGGTGGGCTATCAGTACGATGGCCCGCTCACTCCACACAGCGTATATGGCGATTATCTGACGTTTCGCGCTGAAGTGCCGGAGAGGTTCGAGGCGAAGCTTAACGACGAATCGCTGGCCGCCGGATGGTTCCACATTGACGACATGCCCAAACCGCTTCATCAGCCCTTCGCTGAGATGCTGGCGCAGCAAGCGCTCAATGAAACCGAAGTGGCCGCGCTCATCGCTGACGGGACGCTAAGCAGCCCGCAATTCTTTATCAACATGTGGATGTTCGCCATCCGGGTAACCGGAACAGGGGTTACCTGGCGCTCTGCAGATCAACAGATGGCCTTTCGTAACCCGGACGACTATCTCACCCCAGAGTTTCTCCAGCGAGTTGCCGGTGTACCGCTTATCTGGCTGCACCCGGAGAAAAACAAGCTCGATAGCGATGAATTTGCGAAGCGTGTTATCGGCACCCTGACGAACAGTTGGGTCGCTGATAATGGCGAGGTCTGGACTATTGGCCGGGTGTACGACGCTGAAGCCGCCGAAATTATGGCGACTCGGCAGCTTAGTACCTCACCAACCGTCACCTACAGCGAATCGCAGGACTCAATCATCAAAATCGACGGTCAGCCTCTATTGGTGGAAGGTTCCCCGGTATTGCTCGACCACGTTGCAATTTGTGAAAAGGGCGTATGGGACAAGCTCCTTGCCCCTACTGGTGTTAAATCTGATTCCATTCCAAACGAGGCTGAAAAGATGGACGAGGAAAAATTCGTAGAGCTATTCAATAAGTGTATGGATGCTCGCATGGCTAAGGCTGACTCAGAAGCAGCAGACCTGAAAGCCAAGGCCGATGCCGAAGAAGCAGCCAAGAAAGAAAAGGCTGATGCTGAGGCGAAAGAGGCCGAAGAGGCGAAAGCCAAAGCTGACGCGGAAGAGAAAGCCGCGAAGGAAAAATCAGACGCAGAAGCCAAAGAGAAGGCTGACGCAGAAGAGGCAGAACGTATGGCGAAAGAAAAGGCTGATTCTGAACTGCGTCAGCAGATCGCCGACCTGCGCTCCCGCATCCCAACCGAGTTGAGCGATGAAGAGCGCAACGAAGTCGCCGATGCACAGGTTAAGGCCGATAGCGTGTTTTCCTGCTTCGGCAAGCGCGCTCCGGTGCCACTGTCTGGTGAAAAGCCGCTGGCATATCGCCGCCGCCTGATGATCCAGTTGCAGGAGCATTCGCCTGACTTCAAATCCGTCGACCTGTCCTCCATTGCTGACTCAGCGCTGCTGAGCGTGGCCGAGAAGACGATCTACGCCGACGCACAGAAATCGGCAAGCCTGTCTGTTGGCCCTGGTATGCTGCGCGAAATTAAACGCGCTGATGCGACCGGTCGCCAGATCAGCACCTTCGAAGGCGATCCTGCTGCCACCTGGGCTCCGTTCCAGTCCGGCAAGCGTCAGGTCACCAGTTTTAACAACCAGGCTTAACGGGAGCTCTCAAGCATGGCTAACTTATCTCTTAACCCGATGGCAACCACGAATGCGCTGGGCTCCTTCGGTGTGCAGTCCGACGGTTATATTCAGGGCGTGGCGCTGGATGACCCGGCTAACCGCTTCAACCTGGCAGCGGGCACCGTGGCGGCAACGGAAACCAAACCTCTCTGGGGAGGTCTGCCGGTTGCTGAGCTTCTGCCTGGTACCAGCTCAAGCCCACGCGGTTCATACATCCGTCGTGCTGTGTCTGTTGCCGAACTGGAAGGCTTTACCGTCTTCAATCAGGCTCACAACGGCCTGACCACTCCGCAGTCACCGGTTCCGCTGTACGCATCAGGCATGAGCGTTTCGTACTACCGCCTGGGCTCCAACATGCGCGTTCCGTTGAAAGCTTCTGCGCAGGTTATCGCGCTGGGTACCTCTGGTGCATCAGTGAAAACTCCGCTGGCCTGGGACTTCGTGAACAACCAGATCACCACCGCGGCGGCTGCCGGTTTCTCTGGTGCTGATATCGCGACAACTGCTGTGACCTATGCCGCTGGCGTGGCGACGGCGACAACCGCATCAGCGCACGGCCTTACTGCTGGTCAGTACGTGAAAATCAGCGGAGTTGCCCCTGCGGCGTACAACGGCACTGTGGTAGTGCTGTCTGTTCCGAGCTCAACGACCTTCACCTACGCACCGGCAACTGCACCAGGTGGCGCAGCTACCACGCAGGGCACCATCGGCGCAGTTACGCTTTCCGACATCACGCTGCCGGTAAAAGTGCTCGCCATCGAATCAGGCAACTCCAAGACTGTCAGCTATGACAGCGCAACGGGCTTCCTGACCTGGAACAACACCGACAGCTGCGCGCTGGTCTTACTTTAATCGGGAGCTGAATTAAATGGCTGCAATTACCCCCAGCTACACCATCGTCAATCCGTCGTACATCGCGCCGGAGATGATCATTGGTTACCAGCAGGCGTCAGGTGCGTTTGAAACCATCGCCAGCGGTAACCCGCAAGTCCGTCTCGGCGTGGGCGACCAGTACGTCTACATGCGCCGCCTGGATATTCGCACCCAGACCACTTCCAGCCAGTCCGGTAACGGTAACCAGCTGCCGAGCGTGGCGCTGGATGCGAAGATGATTTCAACCCCAACCTACCTGTTCCGCTGCCGTGGTATCTACGATCACCATGATATGGCCGCTGCCGGTAACTGGAACTTTGCACTGCCGGAAGCTCAGCGCCTGGGCATGCGTCAGGGCATTTTCCAGCAGCTGCGCTCTGCTCTGCTGTACGGCATGAACCCTGCTGGCGGTGAAGGCCTGCTGAACACCGCTGGCGCGACCACTGAGTCCCTGCCTCCGGACAGCAACGGCAACACCACTGTGCTGACCTATGACCACGGCCAGATGGCGGTATATCTGCTGGGACACGTACAGGCCGCGCTGACCCGCACCATGCAGCTGGGCCGCCAGCAGCGCGTCGTTATCCTGGGGCCGCAGCGCGTCCTCGGCGCCATGGAGATTCAGCAGATCGTTCAGCTGACTTCTTATCAGCGTCCTGGTGGTGGTACTGACACCGTCGGCGGCACGGTGAAAGAAGTGCTGAAAGGCGCAAACGTCCAGGTTGACTGGGTGTATGACGACACTCTGATCGGCGCAGGCGCTGGTGGTACAGACGCGGTGGTAATCACCATCCCTGAGGTCGAAGTGCCAATGGTCAACTCGACTGTGAACACTAACGAATTCGCCAAGTTGACCCCGTCTCTTGCCGCGAACGCGCTGATGTTTACCGACATGGCCGCGCCGCGTGAGATTCCGACGCCGATCGCTGGTGGTGCCATCGATGTTCTGTCCGAAATGCGCTCCACCGCAGGCTGGGCAGTTCGTCCTGAAGCAATCACCATCCTGTCCATGGCGTACAGCGCCTGATCCATTCTTTGATCTGGTTAAGCCTCTGCCGGGGAGACTCAGCAGGGGCTTTTTTACGAGGGTAATCAATGAAACTCTATATCGCTAACACCACCAAGCAGCGCCAGATTTTCGCCTATCGCAAGCTGGAGACCGGCCGCCTTATTCAGATCCCGATTAACCACGGCGATCAGATGATGGTGCTGGATGGCTCAACTGATGAAGTTGATGCAGTGGTGCAGCATCACCAGGTTTATGGCCTGGTTGACTCGACCAAAATCGACCAGAGCCAGGCGTTTGTCGGCCTGTGCTACAGCCTGAACAAGCCTGTATCAGCGTCGGTAATCGAAAAAGCAATCCGCGATAACGATATTCACCTGACCCGTGGCGCCCACGGCCGCCGCCAGGCATCCGTAGCGGCTTTGGACAGCTCTCTGCGCGAAAGCGGTACCGGCTATTCCGGCGAGATGGAAGTCAGCGCTGAGCAAGCGAAAGGCCGCGAAGACAGCGAAGACACCCCAACGGTTAACGAAACAATCGTGACTGAAAAATCCGGGAGCAAGAAAAAATGACAACGAGCCTGTCGGGATTTATCGAATTCGTTCGAACTGACATGGGCGTGACCGCCGCGCAGGTTCCCGACGACTCGCCGTCTTTCACCCTAGCGTATGGCGGCGCGGTTGAGTGGGTAAACCCTGATATCGCGTGCGTCACGCCGAATCTGTACACCGTTGCCGTGTACAACCTGGGCGCGTCTTTCCTTGTCAACTACGGTACCGAATCGGTATTCGCCGAGTTCAGGAAAGAGTATGGCCTGAATAATTTCAAGGCTGGCGTAATTACTGGCGCCGGGGATAACTCAACCAGCGCTCAGCGCCTGGTTCCGGACTTCTTCAAAGACCTGTCGCTGGCTGACCTGCAGATGTTGCAGGACCCGTGGGGGCGCCGGTACCTGATGATTGCCCAGCAGTTCGGCAGCCTGTGGGGGCTGTCATGATCACCTTCCACCTGGGGGTGATTGATGTCCCGTATGAGGACGAAAACACCACGACCGGAGACGTCGCCGAGTATCTGGAGGAAAAGTACCAGATCATGCAGACGTTTTTCGACAGGTACAGCAAAGACATCGCTGACCTGATGGCGAATGACATGGCCGCGTCGCTTGAAAACATGATGGCCGGCGCGCCGCCAGCCAAAGACCCTCTGGCAGAGTCGATGTCCCGGATCCATGACCTGTTTGTCGCCTTCCTCGACAACACCGAAATGAACGGATTGCCGGGCGTGCCTACGCGCCGCGCGCTGGAGGGTATATCCAAGCGATTCAAAAACAAAAAAGGGCCACCGCGTCCGTCATTCATTGATACCGGAACCTATCAGGCCGCGATGCGCGCCTGGGTAAGCGGGGTGCTGAATGCCTTCCCTGAGTGAGTTGCAGCAGACTGCAAAAACAGAGCTTAACGCCACGCTGACGCAGGGTCTTGATGACCTGAGCCGCTTTCAGGTGGTCACGTTCACGAAGTATATCCGCAAGGTGCTGCCCCTCGATGGTTTCGTCTTCTGGGTGAAAGCCTCTGTTCTGTCAGACGACCCCAGCAGCGAGCCGGATACAGTTGACGTTAAGGGCTATCTGCACCTGACGACCGAAACCATTCAGGACGATGAGCAGTTATACGACCGGAACGTCGTAACGTTTACCGCGCAGGCGGACATCGACCCGTTCAACGATATCGGATCTGATGTCCTGTATATCGGCGAGTTCTTTGGCCTTCAGTTTTCCTTCTCCCGGCGCACCGGGCTGAACGAACCGGCCAACCTCTACCACTACACAGGGGAGGCAATCTTCCCCTACATGCGTTCGCAGATCATCAACTCTGCAGATGACATCGATCTGGCTGATGTGGTGGTTTCGAGTTCATTGCCAGTATGGCTGACGCTGAGCCAGTACATGCCAATGTTCCCGGCCATGCTGTCGACGCAGAACCTGTCTCCGCCGTATGCAACGGTGAAGTGCAGCAACACCGCGCCGATTGCCGGGAGCTTTTACCTTGATGAGCAGCAGAACCAGTATCAGCTGGTTTCCGAGGATGTGACGATCTCCATCACTGGCCTGCGCAATGCCGGAGTTGAAGATTTCCTGAGGTACGTACAGCAGTACACGCTCGGCGATGACGCGGAAATGGGCGTGATGAATATCCCGGTCGTTCAGGACGAGCGCGTCACGCAGAACGAGCTGAACATCATCGCCATGAGAAAAACCATCAAGTTCAAAGTCAACTATTACCAGCAGCGCATGCGGAATGTCGCGCGCAGGCTGATCACGTCAGCGATTCCGTCCATTTACCCGGAGAAATAAATAAATGGCAATTGTTAACATTAACGTATCGGTGACCAATCCACCGAAGCCCTCTCAGCTGCTTAAATCCGGCGCGATGATCTCCATGGGCGGAACGACCCTGGCGGCAGGAGAATATCAACTCCTCACTACCAAGGACGATCTCAAAGCAATCACATCCCCGGGCAAAACTATCGCATCAATCGCGTGGGCTACCGGCGTTGTGACAGTGACGCTGTCAGAGGCGCATGGCTGGTCCATCGGAGACACAATCCCACTGGTTGTGTCAGGCGTTACCCCGGCTGGATATAACCGCGCCGTAACAGCCACTGTAACCACGTCTACCGCCTTCACTTACCCGCTGGCGACAGACCCAGGAACGGCAACAGTTATGGGTACGGTGAAAACCGTAGCAGCAAACGAAATCATCGAGATGAACACCACGTTCTGGTCCCAGGGCACCACCCGCGCGGTCTATGTGCTGGAACTGGGCGACGTGTCTGTTGCTGCTGCTGTTGCTGCTCTGGCCGACTTCATCGATGAGGATATCTCTCTGGGCAACACCTACCAGAAATTCTTCTCGTACCTGGTGCCGCGCGAATGGGATGGAGAAACGACGTTTAAAACCCTGACAGGTCTGTATACCAGCCCGGCGTCACTGGTTTATTTCTTCGTTACCACCACGATCGCCACCTATTCGGCCTGGGTCGCCACCAAAAACAAATCTGTGGTTGCAGGTGTGGAGTCGACAAACATCCCGGCTGGTGAGTTTTCCATGGCGTTCCCGTTCCAGTCATCTCTGGCAAACGATCCTGGCTCATCAAACATGGTGCCGCCAATGGCGTACCGCTTTGGTTACGGGGTTACAGAATACCCTGTAGAAGGAAATGGCACGCTGCTGAAGCAGCTCCAGGACAACAGCATCAACTACGTCGGCACCGCCGCGGAAGGTGGGCTGAGCAACAAAATGCTGGTGGCTGGCCACATGCTGGACGGCAATCCGTTCAACTACTGGTATTCAGTGGCGTGGACTGCAATCAACCTCGAGCTCGATCTGGCCAACGAAATCATCAACGGTTCAAACACCACGGTTAACCCGCTGTACTACGAGCAGAACGGCATAGACCGCCTGCAACGCCGCGCGCTGAAGACGCTGCGCAACGGTATCAGTTACGGCCTGATCCTGGGGCGTGTAATTGGTACCGGACTGACGCAGCAGGATTTCAATACCGAGTACGAGAAAGGCACGTATGCCGGGAACGCGGTGATTAACGCCGTGCCGTTCGCGAATTACACCAGCCTGAATCCGTCCGATTACGCCGATGGCAAGTATAACGGCCTGAGCGCCGTAATGACGCCGCGCCGCGGCTTCGAATCCATCACGTTTAACGTGAACGTAACCAACTTTGTAGGGGCGTAAAAAAATGGCAAACCCATTAGTACCGCAGGGATTCCTCAATCGTGTACGCGGCGCGGTGTCGGTAACTGACGTGCCAGCGCTGAACATCACCGCCTCTTATCTTGGCAAGGACGCCATCAGCATGCGTCCTGATGGCCCTGCGACGGACATTATCCCGACGCTGACCGGCACCGTAGGTAGCCAGGCGCCATATCAGCAGGTGACCGTCACTGTCCATCTGCTGCGCACCCAGGGCCTGAGTGACAGCTACAAAAACCGCTTCGCCACCGATACGGCACTGGGCGAGGTTGTAATCACCCCGGACGCGAACACGCTGAGCAATTTCACCGTGCTTAACGCTTATCTGGTGAACTTCAACGAACTGCCGTTTACCGGTATGGATGCCGGGTACGTGGTTACCATCAGCGGCTACATCCTGGCTAACGACAACATGTGGGTCTGATTGTGAAAATAGACAAAAAGCTCAACCTGGTAACAAACATCACCCGGGAAGACGGGTCAATCGTGTACCTGCATGTGACCCCGTTCCCGTATGAGGTGGTGGAGGAGCATTGCCTGCTGCTGGGCAACCTCTTTACCAACTTCATCTCACAGGTCGGCGGCCTTGGCGCGGCGCGCGTTGCCGCGATGATGCTCCGTAAAAAGCTTCAGCGCGAGCAGGAGTTGAGGGAAGAGGCTAACCAGCAGGCCCAGCAGGCCCAGCAGGCTCCAACCATCGTAGACGAAATCCAGCGCCTTACTTCAGTGGTGTGGAATGACGGCGGTACCTGGAAAACCACATCTTTCGAAGTCGCGATGAAGCAGGGGATTATCTCTCCTGACGAATACCGCGAAGTTGAAGGTGAGGTGGTTTTTTTTATGGTTTCCTCTGCTATTCAGAAAGCTCACCTGATCGCCCCGACGGTGGGATCAGTGATCGGCATGTTCGGTGGGCAACTCGTATCATCGAGCGTTACGGCGTTCCGAGATTCGTTGCTGACGTCGAATCCGCCTACCGATACCCAGACCCAGAGTGCCCAGCCGGAAACGTCATACATACCCTCCTAGACTGGGCGTCGAATGAGGGATTCTGGCGGGTAATCAGGGAAATCACCGGCGAAGAGTTCGCCAGCCCGGCGCAGTACCGCCAGCGATACATCATTTCCGCGCTAAAAGACAGGGGTTCCTTCAATGGTGGCTAAGTCTATTGTCGATATTGACGTAAATGACGACAAATTTGTCTCATTTATGGAGAAGTTTAAAGAATATCAGGCCGCACTTGAGGAACTACCTGAGGCATGGAGGGGGCTGGCGCATGGCGCGACAGATGCCACCAAAGAGACGGCAAAAGCGAAAGCAGAAGGCGACCTTCTGGCTAAGGCATTCTCTGAGGGGGCCAGCGCCATTCTGTCGATAAACAGCGGCCTCGATCGGCTCACCGACAGTCTGGACAGGGCAAACAAAAGTCAGGAAGACTTCAACAAGAAAGCCCGCTCTTCAAAGGGTTTTTTGAGTGATGCCACGAAGGACGCGAAATCGCTGGCTGGGCACATCAGGGATGCCACCACAAGCCTGCTGTCGTGGGGTGGCATTGTTGGCCTGTTCACTGGCGTGCTGGGCGTCGGCGGTCTTTTCGGACTCAACCGCCTGGCGGCCACAACCGGGTCTCAGCGATTCACCTCCCTCGGGATCGGGACGAGCATCGGCGCGCTGGACTCCACAGCCATTAACTATCAGAAAGCTCTCGGCAACCCGACTGGCACGCTGGGCGCTATCCGCGACAGCCAGATGGATCTGTCAAAGCGCTGGACATTCCAGGCTATGGGCATTAACAACCCTGACCAGGACCCGGCCAAACTCCTGCCGCAGATGATTCGCAATGCGCGAGACATCTTTGTCAAAAACGGAAGCACCCTGCAGGGGGCCAACGCCTACGGCCTGACGAACTTCTTCAGCCTGGATGACCTGAATCGCTTTAAAAATATGAGCGATGAAGAAATCGATGCGATGGAGCGCCGGGCGCAGAAGGATGCGAAGTTACTGCAGATCACCGATCAGCAGGCGCGGCAGTGGCAGGATTTCAACGTCCAGTTGGATTACAGCGGGCAGAGCATCCGTAATACGTTTGTGCGCGGGCTCGGTCCGTTAACCCCGCAACTGAGCAAGCTTTCTGATGCGCTTGCTGGTGCCATTGATACGGTGCTGCAATCGCCAGAACTCGGTAAGTGGATTGACGGGCTGGCGGGGGGCATAGAGCGCTTCGGGAAATACCTCGCATCGCCAGAGTTCACCAAAGATGTTGATGATTTTATGGATGGCCTGCGCAGGCTAGGACAGTCGATAGGTAGAGTAATTGACCTATTCACTGGTAAAACTAGCGTGAGTGAATTCATGGGTGGAGAGGCGCCTTTGGCCGACGATCCGTCCAAGTCTCCTTCGGAGAACATGAACGATAGATACAGGCGATATGAAGCACAGCAAAAATCGAAACCGTATGACCAATATTTCGAAGAGGCGGCAAAAAAATACAACGTTGATCCAAAGTGGCTGAAGTCCATAGCCGCAGCAGAATCCTCATGGGACCAGAATGCTGTCTCCAGCGCTGGAGCTAAAGGTTTAATGCAGGTTATGCCTTCTAACTTCAGGGATGGAGAAAAGCCATTTGATCCTCGCGATAACATTATGGCAGGAGCACGCGTTTTCTCGTGGGCCATGCAACAGTCAGGCGGTGATTTTGACGAGGCGCTTCGTTATTACAACGGAGGGATACGTCGTGGAAGCGCTGAGAATGTCGCCTACCCTGGGCGAGTAAGAGAGCAATATGAAGCAATGTATGGTTCTCAGAAAAACCCGGCAATAGAAAACGGCAGCGACAATTCAGAGGTTGCCAAAAACACGAACAAGACTAACCAACTACTGCAACAGATTGTTGACAGAGGGCTTACTGGGAACGGCTCTGGAATGGTCGTTTACAACAACACTGGCGGTAATGCCGTTGTTTCCAGTTCTCAACTCGGAGTTCGATGATAATGGCATTTACTCGCGAGCTATACCGGCTTGGCTTCGAAATATCCCCGGTTATCCTCTGCAATGGAGTTGCGGAGGCTATCCCCGGCGGCATGCTGCCCATAGTGGCACTCACCCAGAGCGCCAGCTTTGTGACTGGGCTGATCGGTGGGGCAATCAACCTTACCGATCTGGACAAATATTTCTGTCACTGGCGCCCCGTTCAGGGCTCGACAATGGTCGACTACGACATTGCACGTTACCCGTTCGCTAACCAGACCGTAGCAGCCAACGCGCTTCTTGCACAGCCGCTGAGAGTCAGCCTGATGATGGATGCGCCAGTGAACGAGAATACCGGCGCCATGACCAAACTGGTAACGCTGAGCGCGCTGCAGGCGGTGCTTCAGGCGCACGCCAACCTGGGTGGGACTTACATCGTGGCCACGCCGTCAATTATCTACAACAACTGCATCCTGAAAACTGTTAAGGACAGCTCTACCGGTAATGATCCGCTGCCTCAGAGGTCCTGGCTTTGGGATTTCGAGCAGCCACTGATTACCGAAACTGCTGCTGACCAGGCCGTTAACAGCTTCCTCAGTAAAATTGATGCAGGACATAAGAATCCAAGCAGCGCCTGGACGAACACAGTCAGTGCACTCGGCAATACATCGCTTGGTGGATCGGTGACTGAAGCGATAACTGGCGTGATCGGCAAGCTTCAGGGGGTATTTGGCATATGAGCACCGTCAATTACCCATTTACCGGGCTTGAAATGAAGAGCATGACGTTCTCGCCGGTTCTCGACGGGACGGTCTATACCTGCCAGATGAAATGGAACATAGCCGCACAGCGCTGGTATCTCTTGATCACCAACAGTGCCGGCAATCCGGTACTGAATACTGCCGTTGTAGGCTCGACGTCTACCGGAGGGATAAACCTTCTGAATGGGGTATTCACATCGACAACCATGATCTGGCATGAAAAGAACGGGCAGATTGAGGTAACGAGCTGATGCGCTATTACGAAATTAACATTCTTGATGGCGACACCTTAATCCAGCAATATTCCAGCCTGAAGAATGGAGTCTATAACCCTGGCGCGCTGATGGTCGAGTTCGACATTATGCGATTTGGCGAATCCACGCCAGCAGGGGAAACCCATCTCACTGTATGGGGTATAGGCCCTAAAGACATGCAGCAGGCCAGACAGAACCTCTACGGTAAGCGAATTCAAATCTTTGCCGGTATGTCGAAAGGCCTGCCGCTTGCGGGCGTATGGGATAAAAAGCTAGCTATTGAAGGTTATATTTTTCAGGTGTTCGGCAACTGGCAGGGCACAGAATTACGACTGGACTTCATCATTGTTTCTGGCCCAGTTAACACAACGGCCAGAGGTGAGATGGTCCCGCTACAGGTTACCATGCCATGGTCCATGGGGCAGAAACTCTCCGTTGCGCTGACACAATGCGTCATGACGATGGGCGGGTTTAGGCCGAACATCAGCATCAGCGACAGGCTAATCCTGAATTACGATCGCCCAATATTCTGTGGCTCCCTCACTGAGTTGGCAAAGAACCTGAGGGCGTTTTCGCTGTCACGCATCAAAGACCCAGGCTACACGGGCGTGGAAATTGCCGTGGTCAACGGCAACGAAATACGGGTATGGGATAACGATTACGCCAACCATCCAGACCAGAATTCGAAAACAAGCGCTACAGAAAGAAGCAAAAACCCTGTCAAGATTAAGTTCAATGATCTGGTAGGGCAGCCAACGTGGATCAGCTTTGGCGTTGTCAGCGTAATCTGCGTTATGCGCGCTGACCTGCAGACTGGCGACCACATCCTGATGCCGGAGAAGGCCAGGCCGATGATTCAGGCTTCATCTTACTCACAGTTTCGCGATGACTCAGCCTTTAGCGGTGAATTTGTAGTGCAATCGGTTAGGTTGCTGGGTAACAGCAGGCAACCAACAGCAGAGGCGTGGATCACCGTGATTGAGGCATACCCGGCGGAGGCGGTTAAGGAAAAATGAGTGTTGACCAGAAGCTAAATTTCGGCCGGAACATGAACAGGTTCGCTGAGCAGAAATTCCAGGAGGCGTTCCAGGCTGCCGGGAAGATACTACCGGCCAGCATTGTTGAGCAGAAAGGCAACATGGTAACGGTGGCCTTCGAGCTGCATGACACGCCATACGTTTTCCCTAATGTCACGATCCCGCTCTTCGGTCCGCAGTACATTCGATATCCGATGCAGCCAGGAGATAAAGGGATTGTTATTCCTGCAGACACCTATCTTGGCGGCGTCAGCGGGCAGGGCGGTGGTATCGCCGACCTAACCCCCCCCGCCAACCTTAGCGCCCTGGTATACCTGCCGATAAGCAACACCGAATGGGAGGCCGTCGACGGGAACGTTATCACCATTTACGGGCCTGAGGGAGTGACCATTCGGGATCAGGGTAGCAACACGACGTTTCTGCTGACGCCTGACAGCGTAACAATCGCTGCTGTGGATCTGTTTAAGGTCACAGTCGGCAGCACTGTTCTCACCCTTACGCAGGGTATGTGGAGCATCACCGGCCAGAGCGGGAAGTTGCAGGATTCAACCGCCAGCACCAGCCCGGAGATTATGCATACCGGCTGGGCGGCGCTGGTGACCTGGTTGAATTCTCATCTGCATTCAAACGGGAATGGCGGTTCAAACACCGGCGCTCCGACCACCACTTTCAACGGGAATATCACGCAATGAGAACCTACGGAAGAGAAGCAGATGGCAAGTGGGTGCTGGTGGTGCCGGATGAAAATGGCTTTAACGACTCTATCTATCTGACGACGATGATCCAGAATCTGAAGCTGGCGCCGCAGGAGTCACCGTTTTTTGCAAACAACGGCATCCCTTCGCAGAGTTCAGTCATTCAGCAGGTGCTGCCTACCTACTATGTCGACAGGCTTCAACGGCAATTTAGCCAGTATTTCTCATCGCTGCAGATAGCCCTGGTGAGTGATGACCCTCCCGTATACAACATTTCGGCGATAACGAACGCCGGTTCTAAAATTATCACAACGGTGAACGTATGAGTGATTTGTCCGTTAGCTATGATGCGGCCGGGCCAGTTCCGAAAACCTCCGAAGAGCTGCGCGCCGATCTTGTTTCAAGAGCCACTGAGTTATCACCCGGAATCACGACGGACCTGCCTGGCTCATTGATTGAGGATATTGTCAGTACCGACGTCGGAGCACTGATCATCGCCGACCAGATCCGCGTCGACCTCATAAACTCTGTCGGTCCGCTGAAAGCGAATATGTACATGCTTAACCTCCTGGCGCAGCAGGCAGGAATAAGCGCGCAAAAAACGGAGGGATCGACTACCGTTCCCGTGACGTTTAGCGGACCAGCAGGATTCGTCATACCGCAGGGGTTTCTGGTCAGCGACGGCACTTATACCTACCAGATCGCTGATGCGACAGTGGTCCTGTCTTCAGGCGTCAGCTCGATGGTAACAGCCATTGCAACAAATACCGGTTCGTGGGCCGTTCCGGTCGGTTCTGTTAACCAGATCCTTACCAGTCTGCCGTCTGAAATTACCCTAACCTGTACTAACCCTGTTGCCGGCACGCCAGGCAACGCGAAAGAAACCGATTACGAGTTCCGCGAGCGTGTATGGGAAGGGCAGATGTCTACCGTTCAGGGATATCCTGGCTTTATCCGGCAAAAACTTACCGACCTGAGCAATGTTCAGGCCAGGCTTGTTTCCGTTGTTCAGAGTGGCAATTCCTGGTTAGTAATGTGTGGCGGCGGCGATATTTATGAAATGGCAGGTGCTATTTATAAGTCTGCAGGTGATATCAGCAGGCTGAAAGGGACTGACCTGAACGTCACCGGGATCACCAATGCGAACCCAGGAGTAGTAACGACCGACATCACGCACGGATTCAGCTCTGGCCAGGTAATTAATATCGCAGGTGTTACCGGCATGAGCGGGATTAATAACGTCCCTCTCACTATAACCGTGTTAAGTCCACACACTTTCTCAATAGGCATCAATACCACCTCGTCAGGCGCATGGACTGGTGGTGGAATAGTTACGCCGAACCTGAGGAATAATGTGGTTACGGTCAACGACTGGCCAGATAACTACCTGATACCGTTTGTTATACCATTTCAGCAACTGGTGACTATCAAGTTTCAGTGGGCAACCGAAAGCGTTAACTACCTGACGGACGCGACTATCGCCTCACTGGTTTCGCAACCGGTTATCAATTATGTAAACGGGATATTCGCTGGCAAGCCGATGAACATCAACAACGTCAAGGATGTTTTCCTTCAGGCCATTAACGGTACGCTGGATATGAGCCTGATCTCAACCTTGAACGTTATTGTTACTGTGAATGGCATTATCACAGACGTGGACGCCGGGACAAATATCATCAGCGGTGACCCATACAGTTACTGGTATATAGCCTCAAATGGGGTGATTGTCGACGGGATATAACATGCTTGAAGATATCATTAAATCATACTTGTATACGCAGTATAACGACGATGATGACCTCCAGGCATTCGTCATCGCATATAACGCCATGGCTCAGGAAATTTATTCATGGATGATTAACGCTAATCTGCCGATTTTTGTCGGTGGTTATAATGTTGGTGATCAGCTGAAATGGACAGCCAGAGGGATATACGGCGTGAAGCCACCAGTGCTGGTTAGCGGAAAGCAGAGCACATTTGGCCCATTCAATGCCGTAATGTTTAATCAGTTGCCTTTTAACGGAAGAAAGGTAGTCAACCAGTCAGAGCAGGTTGTTGTGTCAGACGATCTTTTCAAGCGCATAATGACATGGAATTTCTATAAAGGTGACGGATATTACTTCACAATCCCATGGCTGAAGCGTCGCATAATCCGATTCCTGACGGGCATTGATGGCATGGATGTTGTTAATGATCAGCGATGGAGTGTTTCAGTTTTATTCTCTGGTTCTGGCGCCAGCATCTCTATAATCAAAGGATACCGACGACTTACTAACTCTTCCCTTTACAATTCATTTGGATTTAACAACAGAGTTTTCAATCAGAAAACTAGCGGCGTGATAAAGAGTACGAAATATGAATATGCAGAATTATTCAAGCAGACCTTTGATAGCGGCCTGCTCCACATGCCTTTTTATCAACCCGTTTCAGTCACAATAGTTGGCTAGCGATTCATTGGTGGACTGAAGAGTTTCCTTTGATTAGAATTTTATAATTCCTGCTGCTAACTACCATATCCAGGAATATTTTCAGGCATAAAGAAATTGTCAAAAGCATAATAACTACAAAAAACAACATCACAACAAACTTGATGTTCTCAAGTGGCGGGACTCCTTCCTGCGCCCACATTTGAATAGCAAGAGTGATAAGAAATGCAGAAAGAAAAATAGTTAGCGTTGCAACTCCAGAGAGGATTGTGCGGAAAAAGGCTACAGATAAATTATTCATAGATAACTCCTGTTTATAAGATTCAACAATCATAACACTGCCAGCAACCAATAGCGGCAGATAATCCCATCCCGGAGGAATAATGGCACTTTTACTGTTGGCTGCTAATAACGCCCAGAGCGTTCTGGCTGCCGGGATAAGCGCGTCCGCAACAACCATGACGCTGAATACTGGTACTGGTGCTCTTTTCCCTGCGCCAGTTTCCGGTACCAGTTTCTTCAAGTTAACGTTGATTGATGCTGCAACAGGTCAGATAAGCGAGATCGTGCATGTCACCGCCAGAACAGGAGACACGCTTACGATTGTGAGAGCCCAGGAGGGCACGCTGGCTCGCGCGTGGTCTGTAAACGACATTGCTGCCAACATGATGACTGCTGGCACGTTGAGCTATATTTTCGATAACTACGCAACAATTGCCAGTCTCGGAACAGCAGCAGCAAGGAACGTGGGTGTCGGTTCTGGTCAAATCCCCGACATGTCTTTTTTTGGTGGAATCAGCTCTAGTAGTGGATATCAATATTTCCCAAATGGGACCTTGATTCAGTGGGGCACTATCGGCCTTAGATCTTCACCAGCAGGAACTACTATTGGAGTATTCCCTATAGCATTTCCCTCAGCTGGTCATCAGATAGTCGTAACACATGACAACCCACTCGATGGTACACTCGCGTATGGTGCAGCCAGCATTATTAGCCCAACACAATTTAGAGTGAACGCATGCGCAATTAACACGAGCACATTTACCCTGAATCCAAGCTATACAATGACACTTCGCTGGTTTGCTATCGGAAAATAAAAATGAACAGATATCTGTATGATGCGATAACTAATGCCTTTTATCCATTTGCGTCGAAGGCCAGATACCTAGAAGCTGGTTCTTGGCCAGCTAATGGAGTAGATGTTGATGAAGAAACTTACGAGGAGTTTAAAAACCCTCCAGCAGGGAAAGTGAGAGCGCCTGATAGCGAAGGCAATCCATCTTGGGTAGATATTCCGCCAGTTCCTAATGAATATTTACGAAAATCAGCCCTTTCTATGCTAAGCAATATCTACCAGGATGATATAGAAAAACTCAACAGGGCGTGGCTGGCGGCTGCCGTTAATGATGGCGTTAATGAAACGACAAAAAAAGATGCAGTTTTAGTGCAGATTAATGCAAGAAAATCGCAGTAAGCAACAGACAGGGCAGCAATTATTGCTCAATACCCATAGCTGAGTGGAGAAACGCATGCCAGACAATGAATCCTCACAAACTAACGAAGTACAGTCATCTTCTGAAATAACTGAAGTTAGATTCTGCCCTATTTGTGGAACACAAATGTATCAAGGGATGCGCTATGGATTCCTTTGTTGGATTTGTCCTGAGTGTGACTTTGATGAGCCTGTGTGAACAATAGCATTTTTAAAGAAAGTTAAGCCCACTTCGGTGGGCTAATTGAATTTTACCGGAACTTATCAATCTGAAGGTATCTCATTAGCCCTAATCTAGACGCCTCTTCTGATGCGTCATCATTTGCTTTCAGATAAAAAGAACGTGCTACTGGGTATGGTGCCATCTCGGATGGTAAAACAGAATATGTAAATGACTTGCCTTTATCTTTTATATTACATTTTATGCTCCACTGATGTTCGTTGCTTACAGCGCCGGAGCATTCGGTTGGGCCATAATAGCTCGATAGGTATGAACTTAGTCGAGTAACAGCATCCTGAACATAATCAGGTTTGCTCTGCATATAGCCGATAGAACCGATAGAAAGTACAACAAACGAAATTGCTGATGCTGATAAAATTAGATTCCGATTCAT